AAGACTGTTCTACAGATTGTTTAAGTGGGCACATACAAGATGGAAGGTTTGATAAAGATTGGGCAGACATAAAACAAGATTACAATAAAGAGGGTACAGTTGATTTATTCAAATATGCTGAACGAGAGTTAGCTAAAGGAAATTACACTTTTTATAAATGGAATGAGCAAGAAAAACAATACAGAGAGGAACAAAATGAATATATTTGTACTAGATAGAAACCCTATGGTATGTGCTATGTATCATTGTGATAAGCATGTACCTAAGATGATACTTGAGACGGCTCAGATGATGTGCACGGTAGCTAATGAGCTCGGTGTACCTGATGTGCCGTACAAGTCTACTCATCCTAAACATCCGTCCACGTTGTGGATAGGTAAGTCATGGTCTAATTGGATATGGGCTAGACAACTAGCTTCGGCTCTTAACTTTGAGTATAAGAGACGCTTCAACCATGAGGTTAACCACAAGTCATGGGACGTGATAGATAACCTTAGACTGACTGACGGTACTTACAGGCTAGACGGCATTGGGTTAACACCGTTTGCTCAAGCTATGCCTGATGAGTACAAACATGAAGACGCAGTGGTTGCATATCGTAACTACTACAAACACGGTAAGGCAGACATACTGACTTACAAATACAGTAACAAACCAACATTCTTAGGAGAATAAAATATGTGTGAACTAACATTAGAACAAGCGGGACAGTTTCATCCAGTAAAGGAGAGACACTATCAACAATACTTAAAGACGCTAGACTGGGCTGACTTTGGACAGCATGATACAGTCAGACGTGCTAGGTATGAAGAGTTTATCAAGGGTGGCTTACATCCTAGTGAGGAAGAACACAAGAAGCCTATTAGACTAGTCACGGGGACTGAGGACTACGGCAAGGAGTTTTAAAGTACCCTTTATAGATACCACAAGGTATTTTCCTCTGGTGTCCTGAGCAAGACATAAAACTGCTCACCAATTATAAACACAATAACTTAAGGAGTTTATTCTATATGACAGAGATATTTAAGAACATCAATGAGTACGTTGATGAAGTAGAACATGAAGAAGAGATGATTCGACTGGGGAAACAGCGAGTCAATAAGCGTAGGCACTCACATGTCCAACGTGAAGAGGAGTCAGTGACGAGCTATGGTAAAGTCATGGTCTCACAAACTATCAGACCGTTAGCTCAGTGTATACAGACATACTTGGAGAGCAATGCTGAATCAATAGGTCAGCCACAAAAAGCTTTTACAAAGTTAAGACATGTAGAGCCTGAGATATCAGCCTTGATTACAGCTAAGCATATCATCAATACAATCACTCAGCATAAACCATTGACAGCTACGGCTATATCATTGGGCGGTAAGATTGAGACTGAGATAGCTTTACAAAACTTTAAGAACTTAAACCCTGAGTTGTATGAGGCAGTCAAGACTGACCTTGATAAACGCTCATGGAATTATTCTTATAAGCGTAGGAAACTAAGAGAGTCAGCTAAGAGAGATGATGTGGCTGAGTGGGAAGAGTGGGACACCAACACCAAGCTACAGCTTGGAATACGTTTGGTTGAGCTCATGATAGAAGCGACAGGTATGATTGAAATGGGCGTTGAGGTTATTAACCGTAAGCGTACTAAGATTATCAAACAGACAGCCAAGACTAGAGAGTGGATAACCAATCGTAATAGTTTTAATGAGCTGTTGAATCCTGAGTATCTACCTACAGTGATGCCACCTAAACAGTGGACTTCAGTCACGGGTGGTGGATACTGGACTAAGGAGCTACCTGAGTTAGACCTAGTTAAACAGAAAAATAAAATCTTTAAGCGTGAGCTAGAGAACTTTGACATGCCTGAAGTATACAACGCTGTCAATGTTATGCAGTCTACTGGCTTTAAGATAAATACTTTTGTACTAGATGTGATGAAGCACGCTTGGGACAATGGGGAAGCTATGGGTGGTATGCCACCAACAAAGGATATGCCTATACCTAACAAGCCACATGACATAGACACTAACCCTGTGTCACGTAAGGAGTGGAAGAAACAAGCTGTTATCTGCCATACAGAAAACTCTAGGATGTTTAGTAAGCGATTACTATACGCCAAGATACTTTGGGAAGCTGATAAGTTTAAAGACTACACCAATATATACTTCCCATTACAATTAGACTTTAGGGGCAGAGCCTATTGTGTTCCCGCATTTCTAAACTATCAGGGTATCAGTGGGGCTAAGGCTCTGTTGTCATTCTCTCATGGTAAAGAGATAACGGAAGATAATAGCGGTGGCTTTTGGTTAGCTGTGCACGGGGCAAACGTGTGGGGCAATGATAAAGTTACACTTGAAGAGCGAGCTCAATGGTCTATGGATGAGGACAACATGGCATGGATAAGACGAGTAGCTGAAGACCCTATCTCAAACAGAGAGTGGGAAGACGCTGACTCACCGTTCCAGTTTCTTGCATGGTGTGATGAGTGGATACGCTTTCAGAATGAGGGCTATGGTTTTATATCTTATCTACCAGTTGCAATAGACGGGTCATGTAATGGGCTACAATTATATTCGCTTATGTTAAAAGATAAAGAAGCGGGTAAGCTAGTCAATGTAGTGCCGAGTGATAAACCACAGGATATCTATCAGTTAGTAGCTGACGCTGTGACTGAGCGTTTAAAAGATGAGGCGGCACAGGGCAAAGAGTTTGCTCAGCTGTGGTTAGACTATGGAGTTAAGAGGAGTACTACTAAGCGTAGCATTATGACAATATGTTATGGCTCAACAAGGTACTCATGCACTGACTTTGTAGTAGAAGACTTGACCAAAAGAAAAGATAAAGGAGAGATACATCCCTTTGAGGACATGTTCAAACCCTCTATCTATCTTGCGGGTATTATTTGGGAGAGCATAGGAGACAACTTGAAGTCAGCCCGTAAAGGTATGGCTTACTTGCAGTCTATTGCTAAGGTGGTAGCTAAAGAGCAACTACCTATTCACTGGGTGACACCCGTTGGATTCCCTGTGTATCAGTCGTATCCTGAGATGAAGTCTAAGAGAGTCAAAGCTATGCTAATGGGTGAAGTTATAAAACCTAGAATCAAAGAAGAGACAGACAAGACTGATAAGCTAAGGATGTCCAATGGTGTTGCACCTAACTTTGTGCACTCACTGGATTCAGCGGCTATGATACGGACTGTTAACATCGCTAATAAGAATGGTGTAAAGAACTTTTGCAACGTTCATGATAGCTTTGGTACAACAGCGGGAGATGTGGAGATGCTAAGTGCTAGTCTCAAAGAGGCTTTCATTCAGACATTCACAGAGACAGACGTACTTAAAGAGTTCAAAGAAGATGTGAAGTCACAGTTACCTGTAGACCTACACGATAAGTTACCTGAAGAATTAGAGAAGGGTGACTTGGATGTGCAGTTGCTCAGAGAATGTGATTACTTCTTTGCATAACTAAAGTACCCTTTATAGATACAACAACAGAAAATGGAGAATAAACATGGCACAAAACTATGAAAAGATTGTGACACCTGTAGGTACAAGCCAGTACGCTTGGTTATCTACACCTGACACACGCTTTGATGAGACGGGTCATTACAAGACTAACTTAATTCTTAAGACTGAAGATGCAGCTGAGTTAATGCAGAGCATTGACAAAGCGTTAGCACTCAGTACTAAAGAAGCCCAAGAAAAATCTAAAGGCAAGAAAGTTAAGACTGCGGATGCACCTTACTTTGAAGAGGTGAATGACGAGGGTGATGCAACAGGTAACACTATCTTTAAATTCAAATGTAAAGCACAGATAGTTACTAAGGACGGGACAATAATTCCTAACCGTGTAGCAATGTTTGATGCTAGTGGTACACCTATTGGTAAAGATGTAAGCGTATGGTCGGGCAGTGAGATGAAAGTCTCAGCTGAACTTGTACCTTACTTCACATCTATGGTAGGAGCGGGAGTCTCAATGAGATTGAGAGCCGTGCAAATAACTAAGCTAGTAGAAGGCGGTGGCGGCAACGCTAAAGGCTTTGGCTTTGATGAAACAGATGGATACGTTCATCAGGAGACTACAAAAACAAATGACATGGAGAGCACGACTGAAACGGAAACCTCTGACTTCTAGAAAAGTTGGATTGATACACGGCTTTAGGTCGGGACTTGAAGAGTCTGTTGCGGCAGAGTTAAGGAGTCAGAAAGTACAGTATGAGTTTGAAGAAACTAAATTAAAATATACTAAACCTGAGAAACTACATACCTATACACCTGACTTCTATCTGCCAGCCGCTGACATTTTTGTAGAGACTAAAGGATTATTTACTACAGCAGACAGACAGAAGATGAAACTAATTAAGGAACAGTATCCTGATTTAGATATTAGATTCGTATTCAGTAGGTCAGCATCAAAGATAAGTAAGAGAAGTAAAACAACATATGGAATGTGGTGTACTAAATATGGATTTAAGTACGCTGATAAACATATACCAAAGGAGTGGTTATGCGAAACGAAAGAAAAGAAACGGACTTCATAGTCGTCTGTTCTTCCGAGACACCACCCTGTGATAATATTGGACGTAAGGAACTAGATGCACAGCACCGTAAAGACGGTTGGTTCTCTTGTGGTTTTCATAAGATTATAACTAGGAGTGGTTACGTAGAAAATGGAAGAGACATTGGACTTGCTGGTGGTCACGTTGATGACGGCACTGGTGAATGTACTAACGCTAATTCAGTAAGCATATGTATGATAGGTGGACAGGGAGAAGATGGTCAGCCTGACTGTAATTATACCTTCCAACAATACATATCATTAAGAATAGTGATAGATGAATTAAGGCAACTGTATCCTACAGCACAGCTGATAGGACATAGAGATATAAATAATAAAACAAAGTGTCCATACTTTTGTGTTAATGAATTAATGGACATACATAATAGGAGTAAAGGTTATGGACGATAAACAGAAAGCGGCGTATGAAAAACGTAAAGCGAAATATACACAGATAGTAGTACCTAAAGAAGTTAAAGCTATGATAGATAAACTTTGTGAAAAATCTTTTAGGTCAGCAGCTGGTGAGGTTTCTTATCAGATAGCTAGAGCCTTAGAAAGAACTAAAGAGTTACCTTACGATTAGTAAAGTGCCCCTTATAGTGAGGATTAAAAATGAAAGAAGACGACAGCACATTCCTACACCACGCCCCATGCCCCGCATGTGGTTCTAAAGATAATCTCGGTGTCTACACAGACGGACATGAGTATTGTTTTGGATGTGGTTATCATAAAAATGGAGAACAAATGACAGCACCCGCAACAACAACAACCGATTACAATTTTGTACACGGAACTGTTACCCCTTTAAACAAACGTAAGCTTGACCACGACACACTACAGAAATTTAATTATGAAATTGGTGAGTCGAATAAGAGACCTGTTCAGATTGCTAACTACTACGATAGAGATAGAGTACTGGTTGCACAGAAGCTACGCTACCCTGATAAATCATTTCAGTGGATAGGTGAAGCTAAAGACGGGACGCTCTTTGGTCAACACTTATGGCGTGACAAAGGTAAAATGGTTATTGTTACTGAGGGTGAGATTGATTGTCTCTCTGTCTCTAAAGTAAATGGCAATAAGTTTCCTGTAGTATCAGTTAAGACTGGGGCTCAGGGGGCTAAGAAAGATTTACTTAAAGAGTTAGAGTGGCTTGAATCATTCGAGACTGTTGTACTTATGTTCGACCAAGACGAAGCTGGTAAAAAAGCTGCGTTGGAATGTGCTAAAATCTTTTCACCTAACAAAGCCAAAGTCTGTACTCTACCTATGAAGGACGCTAACGAAATGCTGGTGGCTGGAAAAGTTAAAGAGTTAACAGATTGCATATGGTCAGCGAAAGCTTATAGACCTGACGGCATTGTATTAGGTGCAGACTTGTGGAACGACATACAGAAGGAAGACAGTTATGTCACCGTTCAGTATCCGTTCTCTTGTCTGAATAAAAAAACACATGGTCTACGTAAAGGAGAACTTGTTACAATAACAGCTGGTAGTGGCGTTGGTAAATCCTCTTTCTGCCGCCACTTGGCTCTTCACTTACTGAGAGAAAAATTTTCAGTAGGTTACCTAGCTCTCGAAGAAAATGTCAAGCGTAGTGTTCTTGGCATAATGGGTATTGAGATGAGAAAGCCGTTACATTTAACAAGGGAAGGAGTCAAAGATTCTGAATTAAAAAAAGTCTTTGACTCTACCGTAGGCAATGGGAACTTTTATTTATATAATCACTTCGGCTCAACAGCCAGTGATAATCTATTGGCTAAGATAAGATACTTAGCTAAAGGATGTGATGTAGACTTTGTAATCTTAGACCACCTACACATGGCATTGTCATCTATAGGTGATGAGACTACAAATGATGAACGTAAACTTATTGATTATACAGTATCAAAGCTTAGGACTCTAGTAGAAGAGACAGGTATAGGCTTAATACTTGTATCACACCTGAAGAGACCTGAAGGAAACAAAGGGTATGAGGACGGTGTAGCAGTATCAATGAATAGTTTAAGAGGTAGTGCGTCAATCGGGCAGTTATCTGATATGATAATAAGTATGTCAAGAGACTTACAGTCAGAAGGTAACTTAGCTCAGGTCAACGTACTTAAGAACAGGTTTAGTGGAGAGACAGGCAAAGCTTGTACCTTACACTATGACTTAGAAACAGGATGTTTACAGGAGACACAGGATGATGTCAACAATGACTTTTAAAGTAAAAGAAATAAACTGGTCAGCAATACTAATATCAGCACTAACTGAAACTGCATCTACTAATAAGATAGTACAGATTCCGATAGCAACTGATGATGGTGAAAGCTTACTAAACCTTGCCCTTGATAAACTTATTGAAGAAGGTGATGACCGTGCCTATCAAATAGAAGTGGTGAGGCATAAGATACACTAATGAAAACAAAGTATTTACCTAAGTTAGACTTATTCAAACACGAGTTTGTCATGGTCTACTGGGTAGACATAGAGTCAGACGCTGGGTGGCGTAGTATAGAGGATGTCAACTGTGATGACTTACCTATCTGCATATCCAGTGGATGGCTCATTAAGAAAGATAAGAAGGTTACACGTTTAGTCAGTGACTTCAATGTAGATTCAGATGGTAAAGTAAATGAAGTAGGCAACTCAACAATCATTCCTACTTGTGTCATACAAAAAATTATTAAAATAAAACTATGAATAAAAATGATAAGGGACACTATGGTGAGCTTATTGGTTGTGCGTGGTTAATCAAGAAGGGCTACTGGGTATTCAGAAACGTTGCCCCGCATGGTTGTATAGATGCTGTGGGAATACATCAAGAAACTGGAGAAAAAATTTTAGTAGACTTTAAGGTAGCTTACTACCGAAAGAATGGCTGGGAGACTTCACGTATAACTAGTGCCAAAGGTAAAGAGTTAGGTGTGAGAATTGTATATGTAGATTTAGAAACACATGAATGCCGCATTAAAGATACATGGGAAAACTATTTAAAAAATAAACGTAAAATTAAAATGGAGAAGTAATGAAGAGATACATATTTGATATCGAGACCAATGGTCTACTGACAGACGCTACCAAAGTACATTGTATTGTGATGTATGACTTAGATAAAGGAGAGTTATTACATCTAGATAATGAAGCTGCAATTAAGAAGCTGACTAAGGCTGACTTAATAGTGGGGCATAACATTATCAAGTTTGATATTCCTGTATTAAAAAAGATTTATGACTTTAAACCTAGAGGTAAAGTATTTGATACTATCATTGCTACTAGATTATTATTCCCTGACATTAGAGATGCAGACTTTAAACGTCAAGACTTCCCGACTAAACTTATAGGGAGACACAGCCTTGAAGCATGGGGACACCGCATTGGTAAATACAAAGCACATATAGAAACTGATTGGTCAGAGTTTACAGCGGAGATGTTAGAGTACTGTAAGCAAGACGTGATAGTTAACTCAGGACTATACAAAGCTATAGAAAAGAAGGGCTATGCACAGTCTGCTATGGATTTAGAACATCAAGTTGCTGACATTGTATTCAGACAAGAACAACATGGCTTTACATTTGATAATGATAAAGCTACTAGATTATTCTCTACACTAAATGCTCGACGTTTTGAAATAGAAGATGAGCTACAAGAATTATTCCCGCCTATAATTAAAGAGACAACATTCATACCTAAAGTAAATAACAAGACTAGAGGGTATGTTAAAGGTGAGCCCTTCATTAAGAAAGAGACTGTAACTTTTAATCCATCAAGTAGACAACATGTTGCTGAAAGATTTATAGATGTCTATGGTTGGAATCCAAAAGAGTTTACACCTGATGGTAAACCAAAGGTAGATGATGTAGTATTAAGCAAGTTGGATTACCCAGCTGCTAAACTATTAGCCGAGCATTTCCTTTTAGATAAACGAATTGCACAACTTGCTACTGGTAATCAGGCGTGGCTTAAACTAGAGACTAACGGTAAACTTCACGGTACATGTAACACCAACTCAACCGTCACAGCTAGAGCAAGCCATGCCTACCCTAACTTAGCTCAAGTGCCCAGCGTACATGCCCCTTATGGTAAGGAATGTAGAGAGTTATTCACAGTGCCGACAGGTAAGAAGCTTGTAGGTATAGATGTATCAGGACTAGAAGTCAGGATGCTCGCACACTACATGGCTAAGTTTGACAATGGTGAATACACTAAGGTAGTACTTGATGGTGACATCCACACAGAGACACAAACATTAGCGGGTCTTGATTCAAGAGACTTAGCTAAACGTTTTTATTATTGTTTTCTATATGGTGGTGGTGTTAAGAAGATAGCTGAAGTAACAGGCAAGACTGTTAAAGAAGCTGGTCAAGTTAAAAAGAGATTCTTAAATAACTTACCCGCTCTTAACAAACTCATAGAGCAAGTACAATCTGCTGCTGCTAAAGGACACCTTAAAGGTTTAGATGGTAGACAGATAAAAGTCAGGTCACCACATAGTGCATTGAATACACTACTACAATCAGCGGGTGCTATTGTATGTAAGAAATGGTTAGTTGAATTTGATAGACTAATCAAACCTTATGCTGATGTTAACCAAGTAGTGTGGGTACATGATGAGATACAAGTACAAGTAAATGCAGAGTGGGCTAACATCATTGGTGATAAAGCTGTTGAAGCTATTGAGAATGTGGGTTCAGAATTAGACCTACGTATTCCACTTACTGGTGAATATAAAATTGGTAACAACTGGAGTGAGACACACTAATGAAAGAAAACATGAAGAACTATAATAAGAAAAGAGAGTTACTTATAGATGGTGATATTATTATTTATAAGACAGCACTACAAGAAGAGCAAGCTATCAAGTGGGACGAAAACCTTTGGACACTACATGCGTATGAAGACAAGGCAATAGCAGCGGTTGATGAAGCTATTAAAAAACTACAGAGAGACTTGTTGTGTAAGCCTTATAAGATAGCATTGACATCCCCTAATAACTTTAGAAAAGATGTGATGCCTAGTTATAAAGCTAACCGTAAGGGTGTACGTAAACCTATGATACTACCCGTGTTAAGACAACACATCATGGATAATCATAAAGGTATTATGTGGGATGGACTAGAAGCTGATGATGTTCTAGGTATACTAGCAACTACCATTGACCCTTATTATGATAAAGACCCCATTATAGTATCTATAGATAAAGACTTTAAACAGATACCAGCATTGATATGTCTTGATGGTGACACAATCAATAGGATTACAAAGCCTCAAGCTGACTACTGGTTTATGATGCAAGTATTAATGGGTGACCCAGTTGATGGTTACACAGGTTTACCTAGTGTAGGTATTAAGACTGCTGAAAAAATACTAGGTGATAACAAGACTGTCCCACTGAGGACTTTGTGGGACAAAGTAGTTGAAGCTTATGAAAAGAAAGGATACACAGAGAAGGAAGCATTACAGCAAGCCCGTGTAGCTAAGATACTCAGAGCAGAAGACTATAACAAAAAGAAAGGAGAAGTAAAACTATGGCAAATAAAAAGGTGAAGAATGATAAAGTACAAAATCCAAAACATTATTCGAGGTATAAGATACAGCCAGTGTCTTTTATTGTTGAGAATCAAATACCATATTGTGAGGCTAACGCTATCAAATACTTATGTCGCTGGCGTTACAAGCATAAGACGACTGCTGGAAAAATTGAAGACTTAAATAAAGCAGTAGAGTATATCAACATATTATTGAGAGAACAAAAAGATAGAAAAAAACTAGAGGACATTGACCCGCTACAAATAATTTCATAAGGAGACAACATGATAGACCTGAGCAGAGATGAATTGTTAACATCATTCGGTAAGACTACCTTACATGATAGGTACTTATTACCTGAAGAGACTTCCCCACAAGAAGCATTTATGAGAGCAGCTAAAGCTTTCTCGGACAATGATGACATGGCGGAACGGATATATAATTATTCATCAAAGCTTTGGTTCATGTTTGCTACACCCATACTTACCAATGGTGGTACTGACAGGGGTATGCCTATATCCTGTTTCTTGAACTATGTGCCTGATAGCCGTGAAGGTTTGACTGGGCACTATTCAGAAAATGCTTGGCTTGCATCTGTTGGTGGTGGTATTGGTGGGTACTGGGGAGCAGTCAGGTCTGATGGTACAGCTACCAGTCATGGGTCACAAAGCTCAGGCTCTATACCATTCTTACATGTAGTAGACTCAGAGATGTTAGCCTTCTCTCAAGGAAAGACTAGAAGGGGCAGCTATGCCGCTTACATGGACGTAAGCCATCCTGAGATACTAGAGTTTCTAGACATGCGTAAACCTAGTGGTGGAGATGTTCACCGTAAATGTCTGAACTTACATCATGCAGTTAATCTATCTAATGACTTTATGGAATTAATATCTAACTGTATTAAAGAGCCAACGTTTGATGACAGCTGGAACTTAATAGACCCACACACTAATAAGATAGTACGTGTAGTATCAGCTAGAGAATTATGGCAGAAGATATTAGAGAATAGAGTAGCTACTGGTGAGCCATACATAATGTTTGGTGATACAGTTAATGAAGGTCTGCCACAACCACAAAAAGATTTAGGTTTAAAAGTACATCACTCTAACCTGTGCTCAGAGATAACATTACCAACAGATGAGCACCGCACAGCAGTGTGTTGTCTGTCCAGTGTTAACCTTGAGAAGTATGATGAATGGAAAAAGGACAGTATGTTTATACCTGACTTGATACATTTCTTAGATAACGTGTTACAACATTTTATCGACAACGCACCCGACACTTTATACAGGGCTAAGTTTTCCGCTGTCAATGAACGTAGTCTTGGGTTGGGTGCTATGGGGTTTCACTCTTACTTACAAGCGAACAGTATACCGTTTGAATCTGCACTAGCTAAGTCTAAAAACTTACAGATGTTTAAGCATATTAAACAACAAGCTATTGCGGAATCAAAGCGACTGGCTATTAAGAAGGGTGAAGCACCTGACATGGAAGGCACTGGTATGCGTAATGCACACTTACTAGCTATTGCACCAAACGCTTCTAGCTCAATTATCTGTGGTACTACATCACCATCTATTGAACCATTCAGGGCTAACGCTTATGTACAGAAAACAATGTCAGGTTCATTCTTAGTTAAGAACAAACACCTAGAGGAACTATTAGAATCTAAGGGTATGAACAATGATGATACATGGAAACATATACTAGCTAACAGAGGCTCAGTGCTAGAACTTAAAGGGTTAACTGATTATGAGAAAGATGTGTTTAAGACAGCTATAGAAATAAACCAGCAGTGGGTTATAGAGCACGCAGCAGACAGACAGGCATTTATTTGTCAGTCACAATCTGTTAATGTATTTGTTCCAGCTGATGTTCACATCAAGGAACTCCACGACATCCATATGTTGGCTTGGCAACGTAAACTTAAAACACTATATTACTGTAGGTCTGAAGCTATCAAGCGAGCTGAACTAGTATCACAGAAAGTAGAAAGAACAATCATTCCCGAAGCGGAATGTCTATCATGCGAGGGATAATGAGAAACTTATTTAAAGAACGTACACACTACAAACCATTTGATTACTCATGGGCTTTTGAATCTTATGAGATGCAGCAAAAGATGCACTGGCTACCATCTGAAGTATCTCTACATGAAGATGTAAGAGACTGGAATGAGAGACTAACAGAACCTGAGAAGAATCTTATCAATCAGATACTTAAATTCTTTACTCAAGGTGATGTTGATATAGCTAAGGCTTACCTTGATAAGTACATGCCTAAGTTTAAATCACCTGAAGTAAGGATGATGTTAACTTCCTTTGCTGCCAGTGAGGCTAACCATGCTCATAGTTATTCTATGCTCAATGATACACTGGGTCTACCTGAGTCAGAGTTTAAAGCATTCCAAGAATACAAAGAGATGGCAGACAAACACAAGTACCTATTCAAAGATAAAGGTAAAGGTACTGAAGGGCTGGCTAGAGACATAGCCTGTTTCTCAGCATTTGGTGAGGGGCTACAACTGTTCGCTTCCTTTGTTATGCTTCTTAACTTTCAACGCTTTGGACGTATGAAGGGCATGTGTCAGATAGTAACATGGTCAATTAGAGATGAGACTCACCATGTAGAAAGCATGATTAAACTGTTCAAGGAAATGATTAAAGAGAACCCTGAGATTTGGACAGAAAAATTTAAAGCCAGTATCTACCAACAATGTAGAGATATGGTTGAGCTAGAAGATAAGTTTATTGACCTAGCATTTGAGCAAGGCGGTATACGTGGGCTAGAACCTAAGCAAGTTAAGCAGTACATTAGATACATTGCTGACCGTAGGCTGCTACAACTATCATTAAAACCTAATTACAAAGTAAAAGATAACCCATTAGAGTGGTTAGACTGGGTACTAAATGGTGTAGAACACGCTAACTTCTTTGAGAATAGAGCAACAGAGTACAACAAAGGAACAATTACTGGTACACTATGGACTTAAAGTACCCGTTTTAGAAGGATAAATATATGTTTATAAATGATATAGTAGGAACAGACGAAGACCAAGAGGTCAAACTGCCCAATACATCTAAGCAATTAGTAAAGTTATTGAATGAGATATACCCTGAGTCCTCTCCCAACATCTCTGATGAGGTGAAAGATATGTATTTCAAAGCTGGTCAACGTGATGTTGTCAGGTTCTTAAACGAATTAGTAGAGAGAGATAAGTAATATGTGTGGTTCTAGAGGTGGTATGGGACGTGGCATTGACATGCTAGAAGACATGGGTGCAGTCAGTAAAACTGGCAGTAGTCAAGACTTAGAGATATCACAGGCTGACCTTGAAGATGACCGAGCACCAGCTAGTGGTACTAAGCGTAGTAAAAAGAGTAAAACCAAAAGCTCTTCAAGTGCTACAACCATGAGCGGTACTAACCCATTAAACAAGTCAAACACTGGCTTATCAATATACAGGAGCTAATATGTGTGGAATGTTATTCACCGAAGGTGACAATGTTAAAAGAATGTACAAAGACTCTACACCTGTTGGACAGGTAATCCGTAATGCAGACAGAAGAAATGCTGAGAAAGATAAGAATAGAATGAGAGATGAAGATTTAGCTATACAAAAAGATAAGAGAGAAACTTACGGAAGCACCCGTAAAACCTTCGACAATACTAATACTGGATTAAACATTTACAAATCATAGGAGACAACATATATGTGTATGGGAAGCCCAAAGGTGTCAGCACCTGAACCAGCTCCAGCTCCAGCTCCAATAGCTTCACCAGCTGGTGATGACTTAGCTCCTACAGTTAAGACTTCTATTGATAAAGAGTCTGAAGAGGAAAAAGCTAAACGAGTTAAAAGACGTGGTACTAAATCATTACAAACTGGGTCAGGATTAAACATTCCTACAAGTGGCTCAGGTCTTAATATTTCTTAATGGAATACAATATGCACGACAACACTACAGCCAAAGAACGATACAATAAATTAATAGAGAACAGACAGCACTATCTAGATAGAGCCCGTGAGTGTTCTGAAATTACAATCCCTTCATTAATCCCCGACGACGGCTTTGAGTCCAGCTCAGAGTTATATACCCCATTCCAATCAGTAGGTGCACGAGGTGTCAACAACCTAGCATCTAAACTTCTATTACTATTACTTCCACCTAATGCCCCATTCTTTAGGCTATCACTTAGTGGTGCATCTAAAGAGGAGCTAGAACAGCAGAAAGAATTACAAAGTGAAGTAGAGAAATCTCTAGGTAAAATAGAGCGTGAAGTACATAACAAGATTGAACAACTAGCTTTAAGAGTATCTGTCTTTGAAGCACTCAAGCACCTTATTGTAGGTGGTAATGTCCTAACTTATCTACCTAAAAAAGGTAACATGAGAGTCTTTGGTATTACACAGTATGTATGTAGAAGAGATGAAGAGGGTACATTATTAGAAGTTATTATTAAAGAATCAGTAAGCCCTGTGGCTCTAGATGAAGAAACTAGAATGCAATTAGGTAAAGACCCTGATTATAAAACTGATGATGAGTGTGAATTATATACACATATATACAAACTAGATGAGAAGAAATACTATGTTTGTCAAGAAGTAAACGGTATTAAATTACCTGAGTCAATAGGCACATACCCAATAGACAACATGCCATACCAAGCATTACGCATGGTAAGAGTAGACGGTGAAGACTATGGACGTGGTTATGTAGAAGAATTTTTAGGTGACTTAAAATCATTAGAAGGGTTATCACAATCATTAGTAGAGTCATCTGCTGCAGCTAGTAAGATAGTCTTTATGGTTAGACCTAATGCTGTCACACGTAAGAAAGATTTAGCACAGACTAGAAATGGAGATATCATAACTGGTTCATCAGACGACGTAAGCGTTTTGCAATCTGACAAGCAATATGATTTGCAAATAGTAGAAAGAAGTATAGGCAGACTAGAAGAAAGATTAGCTTATGCGTTCTTATTAAACTCCGCAATACAACGTAATGCAGAACGTGTTACAGCTCAAGAAATTAGATACATGGCAGAACAACTTGAGATGGCTATGGGTGGTATATACTCATTACTATCACAAGAGTTTCAACTGCCTTTAGTACAAGTACTTATGAAGCGTATGTCAGACTCTAAAGAGATACCAACACTTCCTAAGAACTCTGTTAAGCCTACTATCGTCACTGGTGTTGAAGCACTGGGACGTGGTAATGACTTACAGAAGCTAAGAGAATTTGTGGCTGAGATAGGTAATCTAGCTCAAATAAGTCCTGAAGTAGTACAGTCATTAAACACTAGTGACCTACTTACTCGTGTTGCTACCAGCTTAGGTATAGACACTGAGGGTCTTATGAAGAGTCAAGAGCAACTAGCTCAAGAACAAGAAGCTCAACAGCAACAAATGCAGCAACAACAAATGATGGATATGGCACAAAGTGCTGTACCACAAGTTGCTAACAACTTAACAAAACCTGAATAATTAAAGGAGAAGAAACAAATGGTAGAACAAGTAGAAATTAAAGCAGAAGAAACAACAGCAGAGACTGCTGAACCTGTATTAAAAACAGAGAGACCTGAAGGTTTACCTGAGAAATTTAATTCAGTAGAAGATATGGCTAAATCATATCAGGAACTGGAATCTAAATTAGGACAACCTAAAGCTGAGGAGTCTACATCTGAACCTAAAGCTGACGACAACAACTTAGAGATAGCTGAGAAAGCTACTCAAGCTGCTGGTCTAGACATGGGTGCACTAAATGCTGAGTATGCTGAGAAAGGTGAATTAGCTCAAGAGTCTTATGATGCTTTAGAAAAAGCGGGTATTAGTAGAGAATACGTAGACCAGTTTATTGCTGGACAACAAGCGGTTGCAGATAAGCAATCAGGAGAAATCAAAGGAATAGCTGGTGGTGACGAAGGTTACGAAGCTATGACTGGATGGGCTAAAGAGAATTTAACTGATGCTGAAATAGAAGCTTATAACTCAGCTGTAAATAGTGGAAACATGGAAACAACTAAGTTAGCAGTCACTGGTCTTAAAGCTAGATATGATGCTAATGAAGGTAGTGACCCTAAACTATTATCAGGCAAAGCTACAGGCACTGGTGAGAAAGGTTTTGAGTCTTGGGCTCAAGTCACAGAAGCAATGAAAGATGCTAGGTATGAGAAAGACCCAGCGTATCAAGCTGAAGTACAGAGCAAAATAGCAAACAGTAACTTATAGGAGTAATTATGTCTTTGTATGCAAATATAAATAAACGTAAAAAAGCTGGAACTAGTAGAAGCAAAAAGAACTCTACTATATCTAAAAAATCTTATTCTAATATGAAGAAAGGTTTTCCTAAGAAGAAGAAGTAATGACTTTAAAAAGACACCAAAGCAAAACTGGCGGACTAAATGCCGCTGGACGTGCTTATTACAAACGTAAAACTGGGGCTAATCTCAAGCCGCCTGTAACAGGTAAACCTAAGAAAGGTTCTAAAGCAGCTGGTAGAAAGAAAAGCTTTTGTGCAAGAATGAGTGGTGTTAAAGGTGCAATGAGAAAAAATGGAAAACCGACACGTAAGGCTCTAGCTTTACGTAAGTGGAAATGTTGACATAACAGTGCGACCTTTTTAGGTGGCTGTTGCCGACAAGTAGTAGTAACTTGACCTTCTGCGGAAGACAATCTTGGGGTGAATCTTAGAGGCTTTTATAAACAATTAACTTTAAATCATAGGAGATTTTATTATGGCAAATGCTACTCCAGTATCTGTCGGTAGAGTCAACGCTGGTGGTTCTGAAGACGCTCTGTTTCTGAAAGTTTTTGCTGGAGAAGTTTTAACTTCTTTTGAAAGAGCTTCAGTAACTCAAGGGTCTGAAACTGTCCGTTCTATTAGCTCAGGTAAATCTGCTACTTTCCCAGTAATGGGTAGAGTGGCTGCGGCTTACCATACAGCTGGTGCGGAAATCACAGGCAACGACGTAAACCACAACGAAAAGGTCATTACTATTAATGACTTATTAATTAGCTCAGTTTTCCTTAGCAATATTGAGGAAGCGAAAAATCACTGGGATGTAAGAGGAGCTTATTCTACTGAAATTGGTAGAGCTTTAGCTTTCCAAAAAGATAAGCACATCTTACAAACTATTGGTCAAGCTGCACAAGCTTCTGCAAACGTATCTGATTCAGGTTACGGAGCGGGAACTGTGTTAACTGATACAAACATTGCATCAGCTACAGACGCAACTGCTGCTAACGCAATGATAGACGCATTATTTGATGCGGCTAGAACAATGGATAATAACTACGTTCCTAAAGAAGGCAGAAAAGCTTTCATTAGAACTGAAGAGTATTATAAATTAGCAAACGCTACTAACGCTGTAAACGTTGACTTTAGCGGTCAAGGTTCTATTGCTGAAGGTAAAGTTATGAAGATTGCTGGAATTGAATTAATCCCAACTCCACATTTTGTTTCTTCTAACATTACAACAGCATTACCTGACGCTGGTTCAGCTACTGCTGGTGGAACTAAACCACAAGCGGTTAACTTAGCAAACTATGTATGTCTAGTATGTCATCCATCAGCTGCTGGTACTGTCAAATTGATGGACTTAGCGACTGAAATGGAATATGACATAAGACGTCAGGGAACGCTAATGGTAGCTAAATACGCTATGGGACACGGCGTGCTACGTCCTGAAGCGGCTGTAGGTATTAAAGAAGCGTAAGCTCTTTTAAACTTAACGAGAGGGTGGCTTCGGCTGCCCTCTTTCTTTTTATGGAATATATATGGCAACACAACTAACACCAACTACAGAGTTACAAGCTATTAATACTATGCTTTCTTCTATTGGAGAAGCACCTGTAAACTCTATTAGCGGCACTAACAATGTAGATGTAGCTGTCGCTATAAATATATTAAATGAGACAAGCCTTGCTGTTCAAAGTGAAGGCTGGAATTTCAACACCGAATACAACGTATCTTATTCTTTAGATACTGACAACAAACTCCCCCTACCCTCTAACTGTGTACAAGCAGACGCTGGCTCAGCTAATAGAGACCGTAACTTAGTTATACGTAATGGTTTTATATATGACTTAGATAATCACACAGATGTATTAACTGCAAGTGTTCCCCTAGATGTAGTATTGGTTCAATTATTTGAACAACTACCTGAATATGCAAGACGTTATATCACTACAAAAGCTGCTAGAAGATTCGCAGCTAGATTTATTGGTGACGCTGGTTTAACTGAATTAGCTCAAGTTGATGAGCAAGAAGCTTATAACAATTTTAAACAGTCTGATTCTAGAAGTGAAGACAACAACATACTAGAAGGAGACGCTAACACTTATTCAATAATAAATAGACCCCCAAGAAGGACTTATTAATGGCTGTAGTATCACAAAGTATACCTAATTTTCTAAATGGCATTAGCCAGCAGACACCTACTCAACGTGGAATTAATCAAGGTGAAGACCAAGTTAATTGCTCTAACAGTGTTGTTGATGGTTTATCTAAAAGACCGCCTTTAGAATATGTAGCAACTTTAGATGCTTCTAACCTATTACCTAACACTGCTAAAACATGGTCTATACAAAGAGATGAGAGCAATAGATACATAACATCATTTTATAATGGTGGTATTAAAGTTTATGATTTAGATGGTAACTCAAAGACTGTTAACTTTCCTGACGGTACATCATACTTAACCAGTACAAATCCTAAAGAAGATTTTAAAATGGTTAATATAGCTGACTACACTTTTGTAGTTAACAAATCTATTGTACCTATAGCTGACTCAACAACTTCAGCAGCTAAAGTAGAACATTTTTATGTAGTGTTTACTGTCAGTAATTTTGGTAGAGAGTATGCAATACACCTAACTCACCCCGACTTATCTTATGGTATCAATGCTATTATACAAATGCCTGATGGTAGTGATGCTAACCATGACACAGATTTTAGAGACACAGGCAAGCTTATAGATATCTTTCTTAAAGGAACAAGCAGTGGTTATTGGAATAGTGCTTCTAGTATTGAGTTTAAATTAACTAGAGCAGACACAGGTGCTACTTTAAGTACTACTCAAGGGCTAGGAACATACTCAGAAGTAACAGCTGAGTTCACATTTACAGAACATCAATCATCTTTACGTGGTCTAGTTGTAGATGGCAACACTAATTACACAGTAGAAACTCATGATGGGGCTGGTAACAGTGAGCTTTATGCTATAAAAGATGAGATACAAGATTTTACTAAACTGCCTTTCTATGCAAAAAATGGTGACAAGATTAAAGTAACAGGTGACGCTGGTGATACATCATCAGATTATTATGTTAACTATGTAGGTAATGGAGTATGGGAAGAGTGTATAGCTCCATCTACTTCGCTAGGTGTTAATGACGCTTATATGCCACACGCATTAATAAACAACAATAATGGTACATTTACATTTGCTAAACAATCATGGACGGATAGAGACTGTGGGGACGCTACAACTAATCCTAACCCTACCTTTGTTGGACAGAAGATACAGAACTTAACGTTCTTTAAAAGTAGACTAGGCATATTATCAGGAGAGAACTTAATACTCTCAGGTAATGCAGATTACTTTAACTTCTTTTCATCTACAGTAACACAAGTTTTAGACACTGACCCTATAGATGTTGCAGCTTCAGGTACAACAGTTAATACTTTAAAACATTCAATAGCATTTAATGAGACTCTATTGTTATTCTCAGATACAGCACAATACAAAGTAGGTTATGCTGGTGAGACTATTACACCACTAACAACTATACTAAATGAGGTATCTACATTCGCTTTAGATGACGCTGTAACACCTGTATCTTCAGGTAAGTTTGCATACTTTGCACAGAAGAGGAATGCTAACACAGCTATAAGAGAATACTTTGCTGACAATGACACACTAACTAATGATGGTCTTGATATCACTGTAGCAGTACAAAAGCTTATTCCTAATAATGCTTATCAAATGATTAGTAACACAACAGAAGATACTTTAATGGTACTTTGTGCAGATACAGCTGATTCACAACTAGCCCCTTACTCAGGGACAGCTTCAGCAACTAACGCTTCAACAATGTTTATATACAAGTATTTCTTTGATAGAGGAGAGAAGGTACAAACAGCGTGGTCTAAGTGGACATTTACAGGTGTAAAGATACTTGGTGGCATGACTGTAAACAACTATGTTTATTTAATAGCAGCTGAAGATACCGATACTAAATTATTTAGGATAGACCTACAAAACTTAGCTGACTCAACTATAGGCTTTAATGTTCATGTTGATTTTAAAAAGAGTGTAACAGGTACTTATTCTTCAGGTACAGGTTTAACAACATTTACAGCACCATACGGAGCTAAAGCGGGTCTTATAGCTGTTGATAGTACTACAGGTGCAAACTATACAGCTACTAACACCAGTGGTGGTACATATACAATAGAAGGAGACCACACTGGTTTAATAATAGGTGTGCCTTATGAATCTAAATATACACTTTCTCCACAATATGTTAGAGAAGCTGCTGGTAATGGTGTCATAGCTATTACTTCAGGTAGATACCAAATTAGAACTATATCTTTTGATTATGAGAACTCAGGTTTCTTTCAAGTAGAAGTTACTCCTGAGACTAGAGACGCATATACAACTATAATGAATGGCTATGTTGTAGGCTTCTCAGGTAGTGTAGACAATCCAGCATTATCTAGCGGGACACTGGTTGTCCCAGTACAATCTAGAAACACACAGTTTACTTTAAATGTAAAAAGCAGCAGTCATCTACCCATGTTTATACCAAGTGCAGAAGTAGAGGGCTATTATCATAGACGTTCTAAGAGGGTATAAAATGGCACACGTGAGAAATGCAATAGTAGCAGATGGTTTATTCCTAGCTCCTAAGATGCGGGATGAAGACAAAGATGAATTACTGGCGGCTGATGGTGTACAACCTATGGCTGCCTTGTTAGAACCTTTTAAACATAGAGGAGCTCGTAACTACAGTGTTATAGGCACAGAAGAAGAATATGTTGTTGGCATGTTTGGCTCAGTACCTTCAAGTGAAAAAGGATGGGGTGTAGCTTGGTTGTTATGCAGTGATGAGCTGTTTAATTATAAGAAAGAATTTGTAAAACAATGCCCTCAATGGGTAGAAGACATGGGTAAAGGGTATGATTACCTGTATAATTATGTAGACAAAAGAAATGACAAGTCATTAAAATGGCTTAAGTATTTAGGATTTAAAGAAGTAGAAGAAATCAAAGAGTATGGACATCTTAAGATGCCCTTCTTATTAATGGTCAAGGAGATGAAATAGTATGTGCGGCGTTAACGAAGCAATGGCAGTCTTGTCGATAATAAAATCAGTCAATGATTTTCAAGGACAAAAAGCTCAAGCTAAAGCTCAAAAAGAGGCTAACAGAATAACGGTAGAAAACGCTAACATATCTTATCTAAATGACATACAAAAGATAGAAGGTGAGAAAGTAGAAGCTGCTAGAGAATTTGCTCTTGAAGATTTTAAAAACAAAATGGACTTGCGTAAGAAACAAGCCCAAGCACTTAACTTAGGCTTTGGTAATCCATTTAAAGTAGTGCAAGATTTAGCTGGAGCAGCTGACACAGACTACGTAGAACTACAAAACGCTTTCTTATCAGACATGTATAAAGCTAATTATCAGTATACACAGGCTTATGCAAATATGCAGAAGACTCGTTCTCAATATGTTAAACCTGTTTCAGAACCAAGTGCATTAGGATTAGGGGTTCAAATAGCAACAACAGCTGGAGCTTACGCATTAAGCCCAAATTCTATTATTAATCAACCTAAATCATTATCTCAAGCTAGTAATAGTGCATTAAGTTATGGCTCAGGCACAGGTGGTTTTGAAGGTTTTAAGCCAGCGGGTCAATATTCAATACCAACAAGAACATTAGGCGGTAAATAATGGCATATGAATCTAAAGTAACAAACAAATACTTCGGCACTACATTTGCTGGTGGTGGTAAAGCAAGTGTGCAAGAAACAGAACTCTCAGGGTTAGTAAAAGCATTAGGTAACTCACTCCCACAATTACAAGAGATGGGCAACCAGTATATAAAAACCCAAGAACAAGAAGCAGCTACAGAAATAACTAAACTAAATGCACAGGGTAAGAGTACAGAGGAAATCAAAAAGATAATAGACTCAGGTGAGAATGAGGCTTTAAGTAGTATGTATGCTACAGCTACTAATAATTTGTGGCTAGGTAAACTACAAGCAGCTGAAGATATAAGAACAGCTACATCACAACTTGCTGACTACAATCCTGACGAACAAACAATGGATGAGTTTTTAGCTGACCGTATTGGTACAGACTTTAGTAACACAGATAAGTATTATGCTGGTGGGTACGCTTCTGTCTTTAATGAAAAGAAAGCTCAACTATTATCTAAAGACGCTGAAGAGAGATACAAAAGAGCCTCTACAAAAAAAGTAACAGACTTATCAAACTTTATCCGCACATTTGAAGGTACAACAGAAGAAGGTATTAGTTTTCATCAACGTATACCAAGAGATGGTACATACACAAACACACAAATAAATGACGCAACAGTACAAGCTGCTGAGTGGTATCTTGCTAACGCTGAGACTACAGCAGATATTGATAGAGCAATGAGTTACTTAGAAGCTGATAGAGGAACTGGTAAAAATGGTATGAAACTGGGCTCGTTAATATCAGCTGGTAATCAAAAAGCTATACAAACCTTAATTTCTCTTAAAGCTAAAAGAATATCTATATATAACCGTAATAGAATTATTAGACAACACAACAAAGAAGACGCAAGAGAAGAGGGTCTAGCAGCTTTATTTAACAAGAATATTACAAAAGACGAACTAATAAAAAATCTAAGTATAGCTGGTGCATTAGATTCCACAACAATGAAAACTATTGATTACATTGAGGGAAAACAAACTTACTTTGCTACACCAAAACAAGTAGCAGAATTTAGATTAGGCATAGCTAATGGGCAGTTTAACTCACAAGCTGATATGTTTGGCTACATGGTAAAAAATGGCATAGCTTATGATTCTAGCTTTGCTACTATTTATAAATCTTCTAGAGAAGGTGAACTACCTGTTTATGAAGCAGACCACATATATAGCAAAGGTGTTAGTAACATTATTAACGCTTATGCTGTTAATTTTGAGGGTAAATTTAGCAGAACCAAAGCAGAAAGCATTAGGCTGTATGTACAAGACGAGATACTAGACAGGCATTATACAGAAGAACCTAAAACTGTCAGTGAGAAAAGAGCCATGATGAGAGAAATCATGCAAGAAGTAGAAAAACTTAATGAAACAAAAATGTTTGGTGCGGATAATACTATGGCAGAACCTAAAATTACTTCTGTTCCAGTAAAATCTGAAAGAGATTTAACAAAAGAGTTTGAAGAAGATAAACAAGCAGCTGAAGAAATGGAACAAGAGTTTTTAGATGAAGAGTTTGTAGCTGGTGTTACACCAAAATTAATTGACGCCCTATCTAAAGACACAAGCAGTCTACGAGATAATAAACCTGTCTTTACAGAAGAAGATAAAACGTTGTTAAGAACAGACGCACAGGATGAAAGAGCATTTAGAATAGAACAGTTATATCCTTATATAGCTAAAGAAGTCTCTAATATACTGGGATTCCAAGACCAAGAAAGCCTTAACAGATTTGTAGCAAACACGTCTCCTGAAGAAATACAACAATTTGTTGAGCTATTAGCAGAAGCTTTTGGTGTAACTACAGACGAAATAAACCAAGCACTAAGTAGTAACTTTGCTGAATATGTTGGATATACACCTACTGACGAAACTAGAACAACAAGAGGTAGGGGTGGAAGAGAAATGACAGACGAAGAAAGACAAGCAAAATTAGAAGAGATTGAAGAAGAAAATAAAAAGAAAACTAAAGAAAGAAAATCAAAAGCAAAAGGACGTAATAAGTAATGCAAAATCTTAAACGTGAATTAGAAAGAAAAGAACAAGGTTTACCTGAAACTTCAAGGGACGCTGATGAAAGACGTCGTACTGCCGCTGAGACTCGTAAGAGTGTATCGCTAAATAAAAACTTAAATAAACCTGAAGACCAGTTTGCAGCTTTACAAGAACTGACAACTGAAAAGTTTATTACTACAGCTAGAAGCTATTATAACCACAGAGAAGAAACCAATAAGTATGATGGCATGGATGAAGCTGATATATTAGAAAAGTTTTATGATGATAGAACATGGGGTAATTACAACACAGGTTCTATGGCAGCTGATGTTCTGTATACAGGAACAGAAGATGATGAAGAAAGGTTACAACAGTTTGCATACTTACAACAAACTTATTCTCGTTTACCATCATTTTGGAATGACCCTAACAGAACCTTTGGTCGCTGGATAATGGACGCTGGTGCAGCTATGTTATTAGACCCTGTTAACTTTGTAGGTCTTGGGGTTGGTAAAGTAGTAGCTAAAGAATCTTTTAGTCTAGTACTGAAACAGAAGTTAGCTGGTAAGATGGCTAAAGAAGTAGAAGAAGATATTATAAACAACATAGCTAAACAAGCTAAAGAAGAAGCTTTAGGTAAAGCTGTTAAGAAAGGTGCATTATATGAAGGATTAGTAGCTGGTGCTATTACAGGTGCACAAGACGGTTTACTACAAACTTCTGCTATAAATACAGGCGTACAAGATAACTACGACTTATCACAAATGGCAATTAACGCTGCCGCTGGTGGTGCTTTTGGCACATTGTTTGGTGCTGCTGGTTCAGCTTTTTCGTTTAAATTAACAAACAATCAAATGAGAAAACGTGCTATTAGACAACTAGAGGACATACATAAATATGGTATTGAAACTACCAACGGCTCTCTTTTGTTTAATGATTTATTAACTGTAAAGAGAACAGACCAGCTTTACAAAAATATGAGTAAACAACAAAAGCAAGAACTAAAACAACTAAAAGAAAACACTTTAGATTTAGAAGCTGATGTTGACACTACTATAGAAACACTAAGAAAGACACCTCAGACAGGCAGAGGCAAACCACCTGAAGAAACATTTAACTATGACAGAATAGACAATGCTGAAGCTGTAGAATTTTTAATGGCTTACACAAGAAAAATAAGAGATAACTTAGAACAAGATTCTGTTTCATTAGAACAAATGAGAAAAGACGCTGCTGAAAAAGGATTAGACCCTGAGAATGTTTTAAAACAAGGTAAAAACATAGCAGAGTATAGAGATTTATATGCTGACATAATTGCACATAGAGAACTGATGGTTAAAGAATCAGCAGCTATAAGACAGCTAGCACAGAAGTTATATAGAGAAGACCTTACACCAGCTGATAAAACTAAGATTAAAGATGAGATAGCTAAGCGTGAAGAGATAATTGATATTATTATTAAGAATCAAAAAGAAGGGCAAACAAACGTAGCTAGAGGTCTTACTTCTTACAATACAAAAGTTACAGGTGAACAACGTGCTATCTTAGAAGCACAGCCTACAGACCCTAAAATGAAAAAGCTAAAGAAAGATGACCCTGAAGAGTATTACAAAAAGATAGCATTGTTGGATGATGATGACCAAGTAATAAGGGCGTTAACAGATGTCAAAGAATTTGATAGCTGGGACTTAGCAGCTGAATATGTTAACAACAACTTACTATCTTCTCCTGATACTCACATACTCAACATAACGTCAGGGCTGACACAAGCTGTGTGGAAACCTTTTATAATGACACTACGTGCAGTTAACTTATCTTTAGTAGATAGACAGCGTTCAGCAAGTCTAGCTAGAGAGTCAATGAACACTTTGATACAACAGATGGTCTACACTAAGTTTGCCTTAGGTAGAATGGCTCAAGGGTTTCTTAAGGGTCGTCCTATATTAGATAAGCGACAACTGAAAGTAGACAACAATATACAACAAGGTAATTTACAGCGTTGGTTAAATGCGTCAGCTGAGATACTAACTGAACCTTTAGGTAGGACAGGTAGATTAATGCAACAGTATTTAGTAGAACCAACAACAGCAGTAATGACTTCACCTTTACGTGTATTAAGTGCTGGTGATGAATTTTTAAAGTCTATGTTCTTTAGAGGAAGAATGGCTGCTCAGATACATGAGTTAATATTAAAAGACCACCCTGATATTGTTAGCAATAAGTTTATAGCACCATTAAAAGCAAAAGGTAAATATGCTGACAAATTTAAAGAGTATGAAAGGTTATACTACAATGACAAAGGGGAAGCTATAGATGTCAATGATTTACTACCTGAAGAAAAAGCTAAGCTTAGAACAGAAGATACAGCAGCTTACAACACTCCACTAAGGTATGCACAAGAAGGTTCATACACACAATCAGCTGAAGTCAAAGATGTTATCACAGGCGGTTCAGCACCATATAACATAACTAAAGAAGTACTTAACATCACTGGTAGAAACAAATGGATGAGAGTATTTGGCTTACACTTTATTAATACACCATCTAACTTAATACGTTGGAACATGCAGCATTTACCCCTACTAGGTAGATATCAAATAGAAATGCGTCAACTATTAAGAATGAAAGATGGAAGTGTTTATAACCCACTAAAACATTCAATCAAAGACGCAGTAGACCCTGAAGCAGCAGCAGAAGCAAACGCTAGGATACAAGCTGGGTGGTTAGTGTGGACAGCTGCAATGTATGCAGCAATGGAAGGTAAAGTTACTGGTGGTGGTTCTAGAGACTTCAGAGAAAACCAAGAACGTAAAAAAGCTACAGGATGGCAAGAATATTCTTACAGAAAACCTGACGGTAGTTATGTTTCTTTTAATAGATTAGACCCATTAGCTATGCCTTTTGGTATAGCAGCAGATGTATTAGACATAGTAGAAGACTACATGGCTGTTCACCCTGAGTTACCTGATTATATAGAATCACCATTAATAGAAGCAAGTATGGCTGGTATTACAGCAATGGTACGTAATATGACATCTAAGTTTTATACACAAAACATAATAGAAACAGCTAACGGTTTATTAAGTGATGACTTCATACGCATGAACGCACCTGATAGATTCTTCTCAGGATGGGCTGCTAGAGGCATATACAAAGCTACACCACTGTCAGGAACATTGAGATATGCTAATAGAATAGGTGATGAGTACAACAAAGAATTGTTTACATTTACAGATAGAATGAAACGACTAGACCCATTAGGCAGTGATTTCTCTTATCTAACTGATGAACCTGTTGACCCTATAATGCCTCAAAGAGATATGTTTGGTGCTAAAACACCTAGAAACAAAGGCTGGTTATTTGGTATAGAAGTTACTTCTTCACCATTTGCGTGGACTAAATGGAACAGTAAAGAGGTATCTAACTTCTTTAGAGACAGAGAGTTTACTTACTCAAAACCAGCACATAAATTTAAAGGAACAAAGCTAGACCTTAGATTAGTAAGAGACCCTAACACTAGACAGACAGCATATGATTATATGTTAGAACGCAAAGGTTCTTACAAAGATTATTCTCATAAAGGCAAATCTGACTTATCACTAAAACAATATATAGAAGAACTTATAAAAGATAAAAACAGTGCTCTTTATGATTTACCTACAAAAGAATATACGCTTAAAGATTATCAACAAGACTTTATTCTAAGTATAGTTAAACAAGCAGAAAGAAGAGCGTGGATAGATACACGTCAAAAATTCCCTGTTATAGATGAAACACTTTATAACATAAAAATGTTTGAAATGAAGGGTTTTGAAGATTATAGAAATCAAAAAGAATACATAGACAACATATTCGACATAGAGGACTAAAGTCCCCGTCTTAGATAATAGATACTAGAGAGAAACATACACATGGCAAACAGTTTTGTAAGATATACAGGCAATGGCAGTACCACTGCATACGCTGTACCTTTCAGCTATAGAGCACAAAGTGACATTACTGTTACCATTGGTGGCTCAGCGACTACAGCATTCGCATGGAATGGTGCGGGTACACAAATTACCTTTGACTCAGCACCAGCAAATGCGGCTGCAATAGAGATTAGAAGAACAACAAGTCAAGGGACTAAGCTAGTAGACTATGCGTCAGGCTCAGTACTGACAGAGACAGTCTTAGATACAGATAGTGACCAAGCATTCTTTATGGCTCAAGAGGCTATTGATGATGCTGATGATGTTATCAAGATAGAAAATACTACATTCCAATGGGATGCCACATCTAAAAGAATGATTAATGTGACTGACCCTACAGGGGCTCAGGACGCAGCTACTAAGAATTACGTAGACACAGCGTCTACATCACAAGTAAACCAAGCAGCTACAAGTGCAACTGCGGCAGCAGCTTCTGCTACAGCGGCGGCTTCATCTGCATCCAGTGCATCCACATCTGCATCCACAGCTACAACTCAAGCTTCGACTGCGACAACACAGGCTTCAACAGCGACTACCCAAGCTTCTACAGCGACAACTAAAGCTTCAGAGGCTGCAACGTCTGCTACGGCAGCTGCGTCGTCAGCTTCAAGTGCATCAACAAGTGCGTCCACAGCTACAACTCAGGCTTCAACTGCGACAACTAAAGCTTCAGAAGCATCTAGCTCAGCGTCAGCTGCGGCTACCTCTGCGGCTAGTGCGGCAACTTCACTAGATAACTTTGATGATACGTACTTAGGTGCTAAATCATCTGACCCATCTGTAGACAATGATGGTGATACTTTACAAACAGGTGCATTATATTTTAATTCATCTACTAATCAGATTAAATATTGGGATGGTTCATCATGGACTGGTATTGGTGTAAACACAGACATTCAAGTTAAGGTATCAGCTAATGATACAACTGCTGGTTATCTAAACGGTAAACTAGTAGCGGGTTCAGGTATTACATTATCTGAAACTAATGATGGTGGTAATGAAACTCTATCTATAGGTGGAGCAACACTGCCAACAATAACAGGTATTTCACCTACAGTAGCCTCTAACAGTGCTACAGACATTGTTATTACAGGCACTAACTTTGTTATTACACCTAATGTTGAACTAATAAATTCTAGTGGTGCTATCTTTTACCCTAATACAATAGTAAGAAACAGTGCTACTCAGGTAACAATCAATGTAACTTTAGGTACAGATGGTACTTACTTTATTAGGTTAGAAAACCCTGATGGTGGAGCTGTAAGAACAAGCACAGCTTTATTAAACATTTCTGACGCTCCAACATTTAGCACAGCTGCGGGTTCTATTGGACAATTAGCTGCGGGCGGTAGTACCGCTTTTGCTGTAGCGGGCAGCTCAGATTCAACTGTTGCATACAGTATAACTAGTGGTGCATTACCGTCAGGTTATTCCCTTAACACTAGTACAGGAGCTATAACAGGCACAGAAAATGGTAATCCTACACAGGAAACAACATATAACTTCACAATTACTTTGACAGATGCAGAATCTCAGACAAGCTCAAGAGCGTTTAGCATTACTGTTACAGTAGGAATGAATAATTCAGGACAATTTAACTAATGGCTAATTCATATTTAAGTAAAACACCAAATGCAAGTAACAGAAAAACTTATACAATTAGTTTATGGTTAAAGAGAAGTGCTTTAGGTGTTAGCTCTCCTTATCAAGCACACCCAATATTTACTGCTTACGAAAGTCCTTTTACATCGAGTAGTGGAGAAATACTTTTGCATTTTGATGGTGATGATACTTTGCATTTTAGACAATGGAACGGCAGTTCT